GCTCGTGAGGCAGTTCACGGAACGCGGAATCTGCACCGGCTGAACTGGCGGGACATAGAGTTGCAGCGGTTGTGGTTGATAGTGCGGCATCATTGAGAATGCCGCGAGTGCATTATTGATTCTTTGCTGTCGGCGAGCTTGATAATTCGCATTGGCGAGTGCGGCGTTGGCTTGAGAGAGCATGGCATTAAACCGCGAGATTAGCGCGTTATGCTCCGCCACGAGTGAACCATAGGCATCGACCACTTGTTTATAGCTGGAGGAAAACTGCTGGCCGGTGGCCTCGATCTTGGCGTCGGCGGCTTGTATCTCCGAATCTTTTTTCTTGATCTCGGCGTTCTGCTGCTGGAGCTTTACGACAACGGCGGTGAGGCGGCTGACGTTCTCTTGCAGTTCGGCGATCTGCGCGTCTTTCGTGGCGAGTTTTGCCCTGAATGTAGGTTGTGTTTTTTTAGCTTGCTGCCCGAAGGTCAGAGAAGCGAGAAGCAGGAACAAAACATATTTCATGTGAGCGCCCTCCTCACGGGCTGAAACAGTACGCCCAGAGTAGCGGGAAAGTCAAATCAGGCTGTCCGGAAACCGGACGGCCCTTTTTATTTCAGGAGAGACGATGCGGCGATTACTGGCGGTTCTGTTGATTACGGGGATGGTCTGGAGCGGCGATCTATATCTGTGGGCCCAGACCAATGCGGGATTGATGCCGCCGCCGAAGATGCAGTTCTTCGATGCGAGCGGCAATATCCTCTCTGGCGGATGCGTCTTCACCTATCAGGCCGGGACCTCGACTCCGCAGGCCGCATATACCGACTCCACCGCGACCACGCCACTCTCGAATCCGGTCATCCTCGATGCCGGAGGATTTGCTTCGATCTGGCTGGGGTCGCAGCTCTACAAGATAGTGCTCTATTCCGCCGGGGGAACGAACTGCGCCAGCGGCACTTTGCAGTACAGCGTGGACAACGTCTCGAATCTTGGGCTTCGCGCGCTGAATATGAGTGTGCTGTTGAATCCGACAGGGGGGGCGAACCAGACGGTCTCAGGGCCCATCACCGCGACTTACTTCACGGGCTCGACCGCGCACACGACCTCGCCGGGGGTAAGGGTCTCATTGATTGACCCGGCAAGCGTTCTGGATACGGCGACCAATCCGCCCAATCTGATAACAGTGGCGCCAGCGGCCTCAGGCCACAACTACCGCATCCCAGATGCCGGAGGTCATGCCAACTTTGTCCTGAATCCGGACAGTGCGCAGGCGGGGTTGAACGTGCTCGACTGCACGCAGACAGGAATCACCTGCAAGCGCTACGCCTTCGCGTGGTTTGAAGGCGGGGGATGCAACAATGCGACCGCCGCGCTGGGCTGGGACAACTTCGGCACCAATGCACCCGTAGCCAAATGCATCACTGGAAGCAACGTCCAGAAGGGCGTGATGGCTCTGCCTTCGGCCTCAAGCAAAGATCAGGAGAGCTCTGGTACCGCGGCGGCGGCGACTACGGTGACAACGACCTATCCGGCGGCAACCTCTGCGGGTGACCTATTGGTGGTGGCGATAGCCGTGGATGGCGGCAAGACCGTCTCAAGCGTCACGGACGGCACGAATGCCTATACCAAGGTCTTGGCCAAGACCAATCTGAATACCGATCTCGAGATCTGGTATTTCAACGGAAATTCCACGGCGATGGCGGCGGGAACGACTCTCACGGTGACACTCTCAGGAGCGGCAGACGCAGCGATTGATTGGCTTTCCTACAAAGACGTTTTGACATCAGGGATGCTGGATGCTTCCGCGTCCAATTTCGGGACAGGGACGATAGTGAATACCGCCTCAACCCCCGGGCTTGCGCAGAACACAGAATTGGTGCTGGCGTTTGTTGGTTCTCCATCAAATCCTACAGTGGCATTTGAGCCTGGAACCAATGGTCATGCCGTTGTATCCCAATCAACGAATGTCACGCTTTCCTCGCAGGGCTTAATAGCACAGGCTGCGGGAACACAGACACAGTCTTTCACGCTGGGAAGCTCACAGGCATGGGCTGCGGCCATAGTGACATTCAAGTCAAATGTGCAGGGAACGGTGACGGCGCAGAGGAACTGGATGCTGCCGCCAACTTATATTTCCAGCGTTCCAGTGAATGCGCAGATCAAATGGCAGGCTCCATCAGCACCGACGGGAACGGTGAATGTGGAACTGGGTGCGGCGGTGACATGCGCAGCGGACGGGACAAGCGATGATGCCGCCTTCAGCAACCCATCCACGGCGACCGCGACCGTGAATGCTTCTGGCGCGAATATCCTTACCACCACGACATTCAGTGGTTTGACGGCCACCGGATGCGCTGCCAATCAGGTCATGCACTATCAGGTGCAACGGCTCAGATACAACGCCAATGATTTTTATGAAGGCTACATTTACGTCAACGGCGCCGGGCTCCAATTCGGGGTGAACTGATGAGGCGGCTGCTGATTGTTCTGCTGCTGATAGGAATGGCGGCGGGGACCACGAGCACGGAGATCCTACGTCCCAGTTCGGATTCAGACCCCGGCACCCCATCGTGGGCAACCCTGAATTGCGGGGTGGGGTCGCATGGACCCAGCGGGTCTGGTGCATTGGCATATGATGCGGCTGGTCAGGCAACCTCTGTCACTTATACAGCTGCTGGAATATCCAGTATAAGCATTCTGCGATCACGACTTTTCAGCGGCATCCCAAAATCTGCAAATACTTACAGTGCCGTGACGTTGAATATCAACAGTTCTAGTCCTGGAATGAACGGGGCCGGGGCAGCATGCATCGTCTATTCAATTGATGGTGGAACCTCATATTCAAAGCTGCGTTGCGATGACGGTAATGGCTGGGGACAAACTACCGATACCGTCGCTCTAAGTACATCTCAAGACCTGACCAAGATACGAGTTGGGGCGTGTACATGGGGGGAGCAATTAAACGGCGACACTGGAACTCAGGGGACCGATAGTGTTCTGCTTTACGACATCTGGACTTCAGGGACTTACACCCCGGCCAATTCAGGACCAAATGGCAACAGCAAGGGCCAGGCCCACCGCGGCGCCATCATCATCTTTTAGTCCATTCAAGGAGCAATCCCATGAACCTTACGGTAGCAAGTCTGCCGCACCTGCTGACCTTCGGGGAGCACGTCATCGTCGCCTGCTCGATCACCAGCGTGTTTCTTTCGATGATCGAGCGCTGGGCCAACCAATGGTTCCCAAAATCAAAGTTCGTCGTTGTGCTTGCCGCCGCCAATGACCTTATCTCACGCTTTGGCGCACTCAACCTGCGCGATGTGATCGCCCCGAAGCAATGGGACGGCACGGACCGGCGCGAAGAAGCCGCCAGCGGAGCGGCAGCGGGGAAGTGATGATCTTTCAGGCCCTTCCTCCGATACATCTTGATTGGACTATCTCCGTAGGCAATCTTGCCCTGCTGGGGATGGTGCTGATCGCGCTGAGAAAACTGAAGCCTCTATACGACGCGATGCAGGTCTTCATGGCGGAACACGCAATGCTCATGGACGACTATGCCAAACGAACAGGCACGACAGTTGGAGAGCTGCAGCGAGTGGCGGTCGCCTCGCATAAGGCCAGGGCCACAGGTGCAGGAAGATGAACATCCTTGTGGTGCGCTGGAACTTAACGGACAAGTCATCCATCGGCAATCTTTCGATTGATGGAGTGCCATACTGCCATACCCTTGAGCCGCCTATCGAGGGCGACCCATGCGCCATCCCCGAAGGAACCTATGACATCTCCATCAGGTATTCGGACAAACACAAGAGGCTCTTGCCGGCGGTGAACAACGTGCCGGGGAGGACAGACATTGAGATCCACCCGGGGAACAAGCCGGAGGACACGCTGGGATGTCTGCTGCTGGGCTCGACCATCGGGCCGGAGCCGGATTGGATCGGCCACAGCGTGGATGCATTCGACCCGTTTTTCCTGCGGATTCAGGGCGCGATAGAGAACGCCCAGGAGCCCGTTTATATCACCTACAAAAACGCCGCGGGAGCGGCACAAGGAGCAACACAATGACGTTTCTCAAGAAGCTGGGACTCATCGTCCTGAAGATAGTGGGTATTGCCAGTGGTGTGATGCCGCTGGTGGAAGCGGCCATCCCACAGACTGCCGGAACTGCTGCCGCAGAGGACAAGCTGGCGAAGTCGTTTGATGTGATTGTAACCGTAGAGCAGGCGTTCGCTGCCGCTTTCGGGGCTGACGCCAAGAAGGGTTCGGACAAACTGAAGGCCGCGGTGCCATTCGTGGCTGCGCTCATCCAGAAGACCGACCTGCTCATTGGCAAACACCCGAAGGATGAGGCACTCTTTGCCGATGCGGTTACCCGTCTGACCGCCGCGCTCGCGGACATCCTCAACAGCTACGGTGATTAACCACCAGAGCGGCGGCTTGGGCAACCGCCGCGTCCGGTTTCTGGACATTTCCCACCTTTAGGCGCGTCCTGCGCCGCCTCTCCCCCTTGATTTTGCGGATGTACCTTAGTTCCTGCATGAGCCTCTAAGCAGCCACTAGGAGGACTACTCTTATGGGGGCCACACCACAACATTTTGTACTTGCGAAAGAAAAGCGAAGTGTTACCATTGCTCCCCTCACTCAGCACACCCTTAATCATAAGGACTGCGCTGTCTGTGAGCGGAGCAGGTATCTCATGATGCACGGGGTCATTTCATCGGATTTGCCGTTCTCTCAAGCGGCTGGACTTTGGGTCGAATCCAAGACTTTCAATGGGCCGCGGGGAAGGTACATCTCGCCCCGGACGCTGGCCGATTATGGACAGTACATCGTGGCGCTCAATCGGTTCTTCAAAGACCTGCCTCTAAGGGACATCCACATCGGCCATATCAGGGAATACGAGAGGCTGCGCGCCTGCGGAGAACTGGGGCCAAAGCTGCCGAAAGGGAAATCTCCGCGCCCCGTGGGGCCGAACAAGATCATTCAGGAAGTGGGAACACTGATTCAGGTGATGCGAAGGGCGCACTGCTGGACTCCGGAGCTGGATGAACTCTACCGCCCATTGCAACGCGAGGAGCACGACATTCCACGGGCTTTGTCCATCGCCGAGCAGGATAGCTGGCTCAGTATGGCGGCGAGCCGGGCGCGCTGGGAGGCGGTGCATTGCTATTCCATCTTGGGCTTTCAGACCACCATGCGGGAGTGTGAGCTGAGGAAGCTCAGACTGGGCGATATTTACCATGCAGATGCCTATGTTATGGTGCGTTCCGGCAGCGCTAAGAACAAGAACTCCATCCGCACGATTCCACTTAGCGATGAGGCGCTGTGGGCAGCCGGACGGATGATGGAGCGGGCAAAGCGGCTGGGGGCAAGTTCACCGACGCACTACCTTTTCCCCTACCGGATGAAGCGGAACTGCTTTGATCCGAGCCGCCCGATGAGCGAATCTGGCATATCGAAGCAATGGCAGGAGGTCAGGGACGCCACTGGATTGTCCTGGTTCCGGATGTATGACACGCGGCACACGGGACTGACGAGGATGGCGGAGGCTGGCGTTGCCGAGGCGGTGCGGAGCGCGTTCAGCGGGCATCAGGGGCGGAGGATGCGGGAGCACTACGAGCACATCTGCGAGCAGGCGAAGCGGCAGGCCGTGGCTAAGGCCTTCCCTAGAAGGACGCCCATAAAAATAAGTGAAAAATATGCTTGACAACTTCGCGCATAAGCGTATTATGAGGTTGTAATGATGAACCGAGAGCAACTGATCGCGGCACTGAGAAAGCGGCAGGGCAAGCGTGCGCAGCAGGACTTGGCGGCGGAGCTTGGCATATCGCCTTCTTATCTGTCGGACATTTACAAAGGCAAGCGTGAGCCGGGCGAGCAGGTTTTGAGCAAGCTCGGACTTGAGCGGCAGGTGGGTTATTTGCCCCGCAAGACGGCTTAACTAACTTGCTACTAGACAACAACTGCGGAAGGTACTAAGGTTCCGCAATCCGCAACTGGGTATCACGGTGATTCGGGAGACGGAGCAGGATTTTAGAGCGACGGTCTCATAATCCGTAGGTCTGTGGTTCGAGTCCACACACCGCCACCAAAATACCCGGCTTGCACCACACGGAGTGGTGAGCATGGGCACAGAACACAAAATATCGAATCTCCCCGATTCGCCGAACGGAGCACAATCCGCAGGTCTTGCGGAAATCCCAATCAGTATTCGCTGCGAGAACATGCGCGGCACTGGCCGCATGGAAGAAGTCGGCCACCACTACTCAGAAGAAGAAGAGATGGAGTGCGGCGCGAAGGCATATTACATCTGCGCCGCCTGCACGCTTTCCCTCTGCATTGACTGTGCCCATGAAGTCGAGTGCCAGTCCAATGAGAAACAGCTTGTCAGCCATGACCTCTGCGATCTGCCGGAGGTGGCGTGATGGCGCTCATCCTTGAAATCGAGCTCGTTTCTGATTTGGCCGACTTCATGCACGAGCGGAATGTTGACCATGACGATTCCCCAACCGGCTACGGGCGGGATTGCGCCACGTGTAAAGACCTGGCGGAGCACGTCCTGTGCTACCTGATGGCGCAAGGTCGGATGGCGAATCGGCAGTGCTGGTGCACCGCCAACTTCATCTGCGAAAAGCACCGGCTGGAGCGACTTCAAGAGCAATTAGGAGTGACCGCATGAATCCTCCGATGCAACTGCTCCTGATCATGGAGCAATCCACGCCCTCTCCCAAGAGGCGGCTTCCGGATGTATGTCGCGCGCGCCATCGCGGACATGCGCAATCGGAAGCCGCCAACTCCCGGGTCCATCCCTATAAGCGCCACATGCGTGACCGCATCCTTGAACTGCTGGAGTCTGCCGGGCTGCGCGGAATGACGCTGCATGAACTGGCGCGAGCGGTGCAGAAACAACCGCATCAGATCTCCGGGCGCATCACCGAACTCAAGAGCGACAAGGCGGTGCGTGAAGCGGGTTACACGCGGGAAGTTTACGGCGCCATCGGCTCCGTGCTGGTGAAGACATGACTGACCGGCGCACCGAACCACGGATTCTCAAGACGACCGCAGCTAGTGGCGATTTCCGCCGTCTGCCCAAGATAAGCCGCGCCTGTGAGGTTGGCAAGCACGGCGCGTCTTGCTCGAAGGTAAATTGCACCTGCGGGTGCCATGTGGCGGGGAGATAAGCATGAGCCTACTTGAATCCGCCGCGAAGTTGGCTACCCCGAAGCTGCATCTGTGCGCTTCCTGCAAGCAGGTCCCGATCTTCGAGAACCGGATGCTGTGCGAGAAGTGCTTGTCCGAATACCAGGCGAACCGGCGCATGGCGATGGAAGCGGAGAACCGGCGGGTGCGGGATGAGGAGCAGGCCGATAGCTTCTGTTGGCTGTTGAAATTCATAGGGATTGCCACAGCGATATTCTCTCTTGTTCTGCGCTTCGAGATTGCGAGGCTCAAATGATCATCGAGCTCGCCGAAGCGGTGCTGTGCGTGAACTGCGATGGCATCTCGGACTCGAAGGGCAAATGTCCGCGCTGCGATTCCGCCGCCATTCTTTCACTGGCAAAGGTCCTGAACCGGGACAGTGAGATGAGCGAATTGCGCAATCTGGTGGATGAGGTATTTGCGAGGCACGGCTATGAGATTTAACCAAAGATGGGCAGACGACCCGATCATTCAGGAGCAGGAAGCTAAGACCCAGCAGGCCGCTTATGAGGCTTCGCTGGTAAGCCGCCTGCGATTGAGAGAGCGGAGGCGTCTTGAGTTAATCGAATTTTATCCGGAGGTAGAAGATGCAGATCAAGAAAGCCACTAAACAGCAAGTCAAACTGAAACTCGCAGTGCAGGGGCCAAGCGGCTCCGGCAAGACATTGGGGGCCATTGCGCTGGCGATGTCGCTCTCTCACAGCAAGAAGGTATGCGTCATTGACACCGAGCACGGCTCGGCTAGCCTTTACGCCGACCGATATGCCTTTGATGTGATTGACCTGCTGCCGCCGTATACATCGGCGCGGTATCAGGAGGCGATCAAGGCCGTATCTGATGCCGGATATGAAGCGCTGGTGATTGACTCAATCACCCACCAGTGGGACGGCGAAGGCGGCATCCTCGACCGCAAGGCGGAGCTGGACAAGCGACCCGGATCTAACTCCTATACCAACTGGCAGAGCTTCACTCCGGAGCACTCGCGCTTCCTGGAATCCATCCTCAAGGCTCCGCTGCATGTGATCGTCACCATGCGCTCGAAGTCTGAGTATGTTCTGACTACGAACGAGCGCGGGAAGCAACAGCCGAAGAAAGTGGGCATGGCACCGATTCAGCGCGATGGCGTCGAGTTCGAGTTCACCACCGTCTTTGATGTGCAGCTTGACCACAAGGCCGCAGCCATTAAAGACCGCACATCGCTCTTCAATGACCGTATTGTTGACCTGCTGGATCCGATGGTTGGGGCGGAATTGCTGGCGTGGCTGAATTCTGGAGTAGCCATTCCTGCGGCCATCATCGGAGGGGCGGAGGCGAAGGATGGACACTTCACCAATCGCTGTGAGCGCTGCTCAGAGCCGATTGAGGCGGCGGAGATTGACGGCAAGCAGTACACGATCGGCCAGATCACCGCAGTCTCTAAGGCGCGGCATGACGGGAAGATGTTCTGCGTCAGTTGCCTTGCTGCGCTGAAGGAAGAATCGGCCAAGGGCGTTCCAGTGAACTTTGACTCGGACCCGATGGACGAGCCATTTGATGAGAAGCCGGCCTCGAAGATTCACTTCTACGAGAAAGATGGAAAGAGCATCGCCGCAGGGACGGTGACTGCCGTATTTCATCAACAGGCCAAGAAGCCATTCAGCTTCCAGCTGGAGGACGAACTGCTTTTCTCGACCTTCAGCAAATCCACTGCAGCGATCCTGAAGGATGCCCGCGGAAAGTCGGTGACCTTCAGTTATGAGAAGAAGGGCAGCTTCTACAACCTCGTGGAGCTGCTGACGGTGGACGGCATGGGCGCTTCCGACCTGTACGAGACGGAGGCCACTGCCTAAGTGACCCGCTACTGCACAGCCTGTGGTGTCCAGATATTGGACGAGAAGCGCATCCGGCGCGGGTCGTTCTATTGCTCGGATGCCTGCCGCAGAAACTCGCGCATTGAGTCCAGGAACGATAAGGCAAGACGAGCCTGCCGGTTATGCGGCAGGAAGGCGAGGAGAGAAAACAAACGGTGTGCGCCGGGCGCACAGGGGAACGTGTAAGTGGGACGGATACGAACCATCAAGCCGGAGTTCTTCAAGGATGAGGATTTGGCGGAACTGCCTTTTGAGGCGCGGCTATGTTTTGCCGGGCTGTGGACCCAGGCTGACCGCGAAGGGCGGCTTGAAGACCGTCCTCGGCGCTTGAAGATCGAACTCTTTCCTTATGACGACGTTGATCTAAGCGAGCTGCTCAATAAATTGAGTGAAGCCGGGTTCATCGAGCGTTATGAGGCTGACAAAAAACGGTGCATCCAGATCGTGAACTTTCGCAAACACCAGCGAATCAGCGGTAAGGAATCGGAGCTTCACTCGGAGATACCGCCTCCACCCCAAAACATACGGGGAAGCAACGGGGAAGCACCCGAGAAGCAGCCGGGTATCGCCGTAATTTTCCCAGTTGTCCAGGAAGGGAAAGGAAGGGAAGGGAAAGGAAGGGAAAGGAAGGGCGCGCGCGAGGAATTTCCCGCTGTTGGATGTTCGGAGCAATTCGTAAGCCGGGTGCGTGAGGCGTGGAAGTTCACGAAGGACTGGAGTTATGCCATCGAAAGCTCGCTGGTGGACGCTTTTTTCTTCGAAGAGCGGGAGCAGCACTCGACGATGGAGCAGGCGGCGGAGTATGTGACAGCGCGGCTGGAACGCATTGCGGAGCTGATCCGCCAGCGTCCGGCTTCTGAGTGGGGATTCTACCCACTGGCGAATGTCATAAACCACCCGAAACACGGGCGCATGTACCGCAGACCGGATGAGATGTGGGAGATACGCAAGGGGACGGCCAAGCAGCAGATCACGGAGGAGGCCAGGCGTGCAGCATTCCAGGACTAAATATCTCGAAGAGCAGTTTCGTCGGCTGACCTTGAAGCCTGGGGCTCCAAGCGATGTCTATGCCATCAAGCAGTGGAAGGAGATCGCCGAGAGGTGTCTGGAGATGTGGGGCGAGGAGCGGATGAGCAAAGCGGTTGCGAAGTGGGCCGAGGTTGAGCAGTTCTTTCCTTCGAGCCCGCGCGATCTCGAGAGCCATCTTCCCGCGCTGAATGCCGCTCCGCTCCGCTGCGCGGTGTGCCGTGACTATGAGGGATGGGAGCGCATCGTGAAACCCAACGGAAGCGTGATGGTGCGGCGCTGCAAACATCCGGGAGTTGCGGCGTGAGTATCCAGTTTCCGGACATGGCGACCTTCGCCGAAGTCGAGCACATGGATGAGCGCACCCGCGCGCAGGAGCATGACCGCGCCGTTCGTCATATCCGTGGCTGGATGAAGGGAGCATGGCTGGAGCTGGGGCGGCATTGCATGGCGATCCGCGACAAGCGGATGTTCCGGACGCTGGGATTTACGGCGTTCGATGAATATCTGGCGGACCGGATACCGGACAAGTCGCGCTCTGCGATCTATGAGGCGATGCACCTGATCGAGCACTTAAGGCTTTCGGACGAAGAGATGCTCGAGATCTCAAAGGACAACTTGAGATTGCTTTTGGACGTGCCGGAATCGAAGCGCTATGAGCCGGAGATATTACAGGCAGCGAAGACGGAGAAGCGGGAGAAATTCCAGAAGACGGTGGATGCTTCCGTGCCGGGACCGATGCACCGCGAGCGCAAAACGAAGCGGCTGTTTCGATGCGAAGAATCGCAGCTCGCGGTGATTGACCGGGCGATCAAGGCTGCGCTGTTCTTTGGCGAGAGCAACGATGAGGCGACCGCGCTGGAGTTTCTGGCTGCAAGTTTTTTGAATGCGGAATGCGACAGCGAAGAGTACGCCGGCATGAATTACGGGCAGGCCTACGACAAGGCGAAACGACGCGGCAAGAAATGATGGAGGGTGAATGACATATCTAAAGTGGGTTTCGCTTGGCGTTGCAGCTTCCAATCTTGTCGTTGGAGTGATGGCCTTCGAGCAGCTCCATTGGGTTATGGCGGCGGTTCTGTTCGGGTGTTTTATAGCCAACCTTAACGCGGCCATCAAGTTCTCGATTGAGGAGGAGCGGAAATGACGTTCTGGAAGATTGTCGCGCTGATTTTCATCTTTGCCAGTGCTCCGGTGCTCGTCTATTTGGCCGTAGTGCTGTTCATTGTGGCTATTGGTTTTGCAGTGGGCACCATAGATAGCTGGATAAGCTCGCGTGATCGCCGCAAAGCGCAGAGGGAGCGATAGATGCTGAACCCACCAAAGAGCAGGCCTGAGGCGGAGAAGTATCGGTACGGCGCATTCAGGGGGCTTTCAGGTTGGCCATACGCCTTCGACCGCTGCGCGATGGAAGTATTTACCAAATTTCATTTCTGTCCAGCGCAATGCACCCGCAAACCCGTAGCTGGCCCGGACAATTTGTACTGCAAGCAGCACGCAAAGAAAGTGGAGGAGAGATGAGTTGGAATTTTTTAAAGTGGCTGGCGGGAGTCGTCGCTATTTTGAGCGGCTTTGCATCCGGATTAGCTTGGGATCGGGGAGACTGGATACCCTGTGTGCTATTTGGCGTCTTATCAATAGTAGAGCTTTCTAGGTCTCACCGATTCGCCAAAGAAGATGCGACCGATGAGGGCAAGAGCAATGGCTAACCCAATCACCATCCCAGAAATCGTAAACCGCTGGCAGTCTGGCGAACGGCCTTTGTTCAGAGGCAGGTTGATAGACGATGACGGCTGCAAGTGCGCCCAGGGCGATGTCCTGAGTTGCGCTGGCTATTCCGACAAGCAACTGCGGGCTATGGCGCAGGATAAGGCCGACTCGGAGGTAGCGCGGATACTCGGCATCTCTCGCGCCCATGCGGTACTGCTGCGCAATATCAACGACAAGCACGACGGCTGCCCGCAGGATGTGCTGATTGCGCCGGAGAAGATTATTGGTGACAAGGCGCGGCTGGTGCTCAAGTTCTGGCGGTATCTCGACGGCATGAGCAAGGAGCAGTGGAAGAAGGTAGTTGCTGAGTGGGATGCTGCGTGGGCTGCTGCGTGGGATGCTGCGAGGGATGCTGCGTGGGATGCTGCGGATGCTGCGTGGGCTGCTGCGTGGGATGCTGCGAGGGATGCTGCGTGGGTGGTTGCGCGGGCAACCAACGAGATTCAAGGCATGGACATCCTGCGCTCACAAGGCAAGCCGTTCTATTTCCTCAACATGTTCGGCATCGAGAAACCGGAAGATTTGGAGGGCATAGATGGCTAACCAGCGCGTCCAGAAACAGGACAGACCGAAACGCCGCTGTCAGGCAATAGAGGTGAATGGAAAGCAGTGCCGCGCTGCGGCATTTGCATCTTTGGTGTATTACGGATCCGAAGAGCATTACGACTGGGCGAATGTCCGCTGTGTAAGGGTCTATGTGTGCAGGAAACACGAAGAGGATATGGCATGAAATTACCCCAGCCCACCGAAGCGCAGACGCTCTACTTCACCGTGCCGCTGACCCCGCCGAGCGTGAACCGCTATGTGCGCCATACAAAAGCAGGTGGACACTACCTCACTGGCGCCTCTGAAGCCTTCAAGGATGCCGTTGCGCTGTTTGCTCGCGGTCGCAAGGTCGAGGCGAAGTTCTATGCCGTGACGATTCACATCTTCTATGCCAAGGGGGAGCGCGGCGATCTGGACAATCGGGCAAAGTTGGTGCTCGACGGGCTGGTGAAGGCTCAAGTGATTCACTCTGACGCGGCGGTGACGGAACTGTGCATGAGTAAGCACCGTGACCCAAAGAATCCGCGCACAGAGATTCTGGTCGAATCTGCTGGCTGCCGCTATGTGCTGGCGCGGAGTGTTGAGGATGTGGAGGCGGAATTATGACGCTTTCCCATGAGGGCAGTTCTAAGCGAGGGAAAGAAGTCGCCCCCAACAAGTTTTAGCAGCTAAATCAAAAGGAGAAACGAATGGCAACGAAAAAGATAACCGTGGGGAATCCGCCGAGTTCCCAAATAGCCGAGCTAGCAAAGTTCATCATGCAGGAAGTGGAAGGTGAGCCATCGGAAAGCGAGGGCGCGGTGGATACGGCAATCCGCGTGATGCGGAAGATGCAATCAACCATTTGTCATCAAATGCGCCGCAACCACAAATTTGATCCCGCTTGCTGCTCTGCATGTGAATCGGCACTGAAGCTATCTGGACGCACCGAAGGCAGGAAGTTCAGCTTATGACACCCAAAGGGGTCAGGGGAGCGCGATGAAGAAGGCCGTACCCACAGCCGAGTGGCGCAAGCCCAAGAAGCGCAAAGCCCCAGCCGTACGGGTTATGCGCGACGGGAGGGAAGTGTGCTCACCGAATGAGTGGCGGAAAAGACGGATGGAGGTCTATCGCAGGGACGGCGGCAAGTGCCAGGATTGCTCTAAAAGCCTGTTGCCGATGTTGGGAGAATATTCGCTACCGCGCTTCGAGATAGACCACATCCAGTCTCGCGGGTTGGGAGGGGGGAAGCGTAATGATGCGCTGGTAAATCTGAGGTTACTCTGCATTTCGTGTCACCGAGAGAAACACAGACCGAAGGCGTACAGGAGGGCTGAGTGAGCGCACCACTTCAGGGCGACGGCGGAGTGGAGGTTAGTTGGATATGAAGCACTATGCGGATATTGCAGATTATGACGAGGATGAGCGCATACACCAGATTGGTGAGAAAACAATGCGCGAGAAGTTGGTCGTCGGTTTCATAACCGACAGTGAAAAGGGTAAGGCGGAGCGATATGTAAGAAAGCTACAAGAACGATTCCCCGGAATCCGCGTGCTTTATCAGGGAGATGGCCCCGTGGCGGATACCGTACTCGTTAAGGTAGGGCCGCCCCTGAACTAAAACTAAGGAGATTCAAGATGGACAAAATCACTGGATTTTTAGAAGTCGGGTTGAACGATGCCGGCGAGGTCGTTGTAAACCATCCTGATCTAAAACCGGACGAGAATGGAGTAGGCCATATTGTGTTCTCAGCTAACCAGGCCCGCGACTTGTCGCAGTTGCTAGACAAGTATGCCAACCGTTCTGAACAGGCCGCTTGCGATAAGCGCGAAGCCGAAGCAAGGAAAAAGGCCGAGTCGGTTCCGGTTGACCGCGATTGCATGGTACTCACTGACGGGTCTCCTGTCACGCCAGACCACCGCGAGATAAATCCCGTCACCGGGCAGCAAAAGGCCTATGTGGTTTTATCTGAAGCCGAGAGGAAAAAGGGCTTCGTTCGCCCGGTTCGCCGGTCCTACGTCCACAAGACCTGCCGCGCCGTGACCATAATGGGAATCGCGCTGGCCGAGACTTATGCCCGCGACCCGTCTTTTTATAGCGGAACATTCTGTGCTGGATGCCGCGCACACTTTCCGCTTGAGCAGTTCCTTTGGGATGGTACTGATGAAGCGGTGGGATCGTAGTGAGCGCACCACTTCAGGGCGACGGGATGCGCCGTAATTTCTCCCGGCGGCTCGGTAAGTGAGCAGACTGGGGAGTGAACGCCTAAAAGGATTTTCAAAAGGAGGAATAGAAGATGGAAGCCACACAGGAAAAAGCAATCGGGACCATCCTGGCTCCGCTGGGTGATCGTGTGATCGTCTCTCGTGTGAAGGAGAGGCATAACAGGGGGTCAATCATCATTCCCGACTCCGCAAAGGAAAAGCCGCAGATCGGCATCGTGGAGGCAGTAGGGGACAAATGCTCCTCCATTGTTAGCCCGCGCTCGGTCGTCTTGTTCGGCAAGTATGCCGGGACCGAGATTGAACTGGAAGGGGGAGAGTTCCTCTTAATGCGGGAAGAGGAGATTCTGCCGTCTTCATTGACCTGGAAACAGCAACGGCCCTGGTTGGCGGGACGGTGAACGCTTAAAAGGATTTTAAGGGGGATTTATTTATGAGCGAGCAGCCAACGACGATAAAGGCGTTGTCATTGTGGCAGCCGTGGGCTGAGGCTATGCGCCGGGGTCTAAAGCGGAATGAAACTCGGTCATGGCCGACCTCTTATCGCGGATGGTTGGCGATCCACGCGGCGAAGAGGATACCAGATGCCGTTCCTTGTGCGTGGCGCGATGTTCCGCTTGGGGCTGTCGTGTGCATTGTGAACCTTGTGAATTGCGTCCGAACTGAGGCCTTACGTAACGAGCTATCCGAAGAGGAAGAATCGTGGGGTGACTATAGCAATGGCCGGTGGGCCTGGTGTACGGAGGACCTCATCGCTCTCCCCAGCCCCATCCCCCTACGCGGGCATCAAGGGCTTTTCGATGTGAACCTCAGTGGAATAGTTCAACTTCCGACTACCGATCGACAGGGGAGGCTGGCGCTATGAGCGAGCAGAACAGCCAGAAACCGGACACCGCAACAGCGCAGGAGCCGAGCGCGGAAGCGCGTCAACTATACGCAGAGATTGGTGCTCATCTGCGTTGCCACGGTAGCGAAGTCGGGCTGTTGCCTAAGATTGCAGCCGTCATCTCCAGCGCAACAGCGGAGTTGCAGCAACAACTGGCCGACACTGAACTAGCTTTTACTGCTGCGAATCAGATTGTCGAGAAGCTGCAAGAAGATTATGACAAAGCAATAGCCCGCGCCGAACGTGCCGAGGCCGCGCTCAGCATTATTTGTGAGCGTCATCTAGACACTACCCTATCTGATGCAAACATAAATGATAATTGCCCGTTGTGCGAGAAAGAACGCGCAGAGGCCAAAGAAGTTCAATTGCGCAACCATCTTATTACAGAACAAGGAGCAAGAAACCATGCAAAGGACGCGCTAAAAGACTGCACCGAAGTACTGCAAGCAATCACCAGCGCCTTAGCAGAACCACAGGGCGGCGAATATCACACAGCTAGAAAAGTAGCTGATAAGTTCGGTATTTACCATGACGACCTCGAAGGTGGGCGCGTATTGCTTCGTATCGCAGAGCACATCCTCGCGGAGATAAGGAAGGTCACGAATGGCTCCCTGCGGGAGAAGAAAGGAAGTGCAGAATGAGCAGGTACAAAATAGTTCCAAAGGAACAAGGTCATTTGGTTGAAGAGGGTAATTACCCAGAAAGTCTGCGTGGCACCTTCCCCACCCGCGAAGCCGCCGAGCAGTACATCGCCATGCTGGAGCGTCCTTCTACTCCGGCAGTCTTTAAAGAGCGTCGCAAACACAATAATCCTTCCTTTCAGAATCCATTAACCGGATGTCTTGTTTGCGCGCCTAATTCAATAGAGCGCAGAAGGGTGCCCAAACAGTTCCAGAAGGGGTGGGATGCGCTGAAAGAGGCGCAGAAAGCATACAAAGAGGCGTGTGCAGAGTTTTTTGGCGCAGTTCATGGTGCGAAGCTAAGCGTTGAATACTGGCGCATCATAGCTTGTGTGAGTTATTGCGAACTCTCCAACGGGGAGGTGTACGAATGAGCGCACAAGAAGAATTACGTAAATATCTCTGCCAAGCACATTGGGAAATAGCTCCCCAAAAGGCTATTGATACTTGTCTTGAATGTGCTGCTATTGAGATTGTGGAAAATACACAAAAGCGCATCGCCCTACTGGAAGGGCTGCTGAGGGAGGCCACCGTACAGGTCACATTAGTTCAGAAAGAATGGCGTGACGTTTTGATAGGTAGAACCGCTGGAAAACTATTGTGCCGCATGCAAGCCGCGCTGAAGGAGAAGCCGTGACTATACACGAAGCGCACAAGGTAGCAAGGGAATCCGTTTCTAGGCTGAGAGTCACTATGGACAAGATTCGACGTAGGCGACTCGCTAAAGCAATAGCGTGTAGTCACGAAGAAGCAACTAAAGGGCCGTTTATTTCCCGTAAGGAGAAGCCATGACTGACACCCTACGCAGGAAGATAGCCGAGGAAACAAGTAACAGGGCGCATTACGCGTATTGTAATTGTTCTAATGAATGCGGTGATGTTGAGATGCTGGCAGCCGCCATCCTCTCCGCCCTAGAGCAGTACGAGCGGGAGCGGACTACTTGTCCAACGGTGGGAAGCTCCGACGAGCCACTGAACATCTGCCAGTATCATGGCAGCAGTAATCAACGAGAACCATGTACTCTGTGTTTTGGTGGCAAAGTACCGGAGAAACCATGAGTCTGCTATTTCGACTACGTTGTTGGTGGTACCGCTTCTGTCCAGAACACGGGAATGACTTGCTCCGTCGTGGATGTGAAATTTGCAACGAAGAATACCGCATTAAACGAGCCGCCATCAGGGACAGTATTCGGCGCGAACTACCGGAGAAGCCATGACGACGGGTTCACAGGGTGCCCGACGATGGAAGCTAAAGAACGGCAGGCGCGTTCCAGCCGATCCACGCATCCGGCGGATAGTGGAGATGCTTGTCCAGTTTCCGGACAGACCTTATCGGGAGATAGCGAAGGAATTTTCCCTGAGCGTGGTGCGTATCTGGCAGATCAGGAAGTTCGCCGGCCTTCCAGCCAGAAGGGAGAAACTCAATGCCTGATTGGAAGCTCATTGGAGCGGATGAATTACCGGAGATGATGAAAATCCGAGCGGCATTGATCGCATTGCGGGACGATCCTCTCGGAAAATGGCTGCGCTTTGACAAAAATTTCTATGGAGGAGATCCGAAGCGGGTTGTAAAGAACGTAAAGCGCCGCGCAGATTACATGGGCATCCCGGTCCGGGTGAATTTCTGCAGTGGGCATATTTACGTCGAAAAGATAAAACGAGGGGAACGCCTCATTGGATCTAAAGAGGAGCGCATGAAGGCGTTCTATCGCGTTCACCGATAAAAATCCCGCCGCGAACCACACTTTACTCTTAAAAACACTTGCAACGATATGTGAGTTTTGTATTGTGCAGTCAGGAACTCACACCTTAGTACCCGTGCCCTCAGAAGGCCAAGCCCCACGCAGCGGGAGGAGAAGTGGCGATGCCTCGCGCCCATAAAGTCAAGCTTCAGGGATGTGATGGGAGGCTGATGAGGCACATCAGTCACGAAGAAGGTTCCTATTTTGTGCGCGAAGGTGTGGCCGAGTGGATTGGCGAAGGAAGGAACTGCTGTAGATTCTTCGACTTATCGCCAGAAGTATTGAAGGCCAGCATCGCGATTTTGATGCTTGGGATTGAGAAGTATCCGCATATTGTGTGCGGCGGATTGACGAGAACCGAGCATCAGCCTTGCAGATACAAGTTCATCGGAGAGAAGTCAGATGGCGCGACAGACAAGAGGGAGCGTACCCGTATTCTCGCAAGCGGGCCACTCAGCCATCGTGCGCCGCGTAGCTCCCAGCAAAGCTATTGACATGGTGGAGCGCGGAGAGGCGAGATTAATCTACAAAGCCGGAAGTTTCACAAAGATTATTGGAATCCAGTATGTTGATCTACAACGCCTTGCGAAGCAGAGCCGACCAGCTATAACCCCGACAGAGATGGAGCGGAATGCTCTCTATGCGGCTGGACTTTCATTAGAGATGCCGGCGCGGGCAGCATCGCATCTCATGGAAGAACTGGCGGGAAAGATAGCTGCCTGGCGATCAGATTTCCGATTCGCGTAAACATCCAGAAACTGGACAAAAGATTGAAGTTGGCCTCTGCCCAGGGGCCACTCCGGAACCCCCAGCCAGTCTCCCAAGACCGGGCTGGGGGTTTGATTTTCCGCGCTGACGAAAAACGGACTTTGCCGGAAAGGTGAAGGATCGGCCAGAGCAGGGCCGGCGCGGAATTAAGTTCTATGAGAGCCGCGGTGAGTCTTCTCGCGTTGATGATGATTGGATGTCAGCACCGGGCGCAGTCGCGTCTCTATGCGATGCCGGAGACAACGCGGGTAGAGCTTATCTCTCCCTGCTGGGTAGATAAAGGACAACCGCGCAACTGCCGCTTCAGGATGCACATAGACACCTTGAAGGTGAAGCACTGATGGCGAGATATGAGTGCGCTGGTTACGTCTCTTACGACCACTTGAAGCCGGGCGAATATGAAGCCAGGGAGATGAAGACCTGTGAGCACTGCGGCAAGCAGTTTGTAAGACCGATACGCACGGCATTCAGTATTGCCCTTGGCCGGGAGGTTCGGACGGGCCCGAAGATCTGCCTGGCGTGCCGTGTACCATTCGCCGCGCCACCGCCTCCGGACGAATATATGCAATCAGCTACCAGGCTGAGACCAAACCACCAGAATACGAGGCCCAAGATTGTCCCGTTTCCATAATTCACAGGCTGCCGAGAAATTGGCTCTGGCATGGCACATGTTTGGGATCATGGTCTCGCTGTGGTGGATGTTCTCAAGCATCGCCTGCCTAATCGAGGTAGAGCCGATGATTCATCTTGGTGGCCCGGTGGGCTTCATGTTCTGGAACCAATACATGAGCTCAGGAACCCATGCATTCATCGCCTGTGGAGGAGTCATCTTCCACGCATGGGCGGCAAGACAGCATGTGGACCACATCCGAAAACTGGACACGGCGGACGAATTTCCGCACTGGAGTTAGGTAATGGACCCAGATACGAACACAACCAAAGCCTCCGTAGCTCAAATGGGAGAGCGGCTGCCTCGTAAGCAGCGGGTTGTCAGTTCGATTCTGGCCGGTGGCTCCAAGCATCACACGGGGATTTTTGGTAATGACAAAGGCTGAAAACACGCCCGCCATCACGCCCGCGCCGCGAAAGCGCTCAAAGCTGACCCCAAAGATGGAAGCGATGAAGTGGAAGAAGGGCGATCCAAGCCCCAATCCTGGAGGGCGCCCAAAGAAGAAGCCGATCACCGAGCTTTACGAAAAGCTACTGGGTGATCCGGCGGTGATGGAGCAAGTGCAGGCATCGGTGGTGAAGATGCTGACTTCCGGGCGCATGGTGGGGCAGCTGCAGCTCAAGGAGATGGCGGAGCGGGTTGAGGGCAAGGTTTCACAGACGCTTGAGGTTGACGGCGAGATCGCGGTGAGCCTGGTTGACCGGATAGCCCGCGCGCGCAAGCAGGCGCATGAATCACGCTGAGTTGCAGGCGCAGCTGATAGACGACATAGCATCATTCACCCATGACCCACTGGGGTTCGCGCGTTATGCGTATGACTGGGAGAACGGCGACCTTCGGCAGTGGCAGAAGGATGTCGCGGGGGCGATAGGCAAGCACCTGCAGGACCCGAAAACGCGACATCAGCCGTGCCTGATAGCGGTGAGTTCAGGGCACGGAATCGGAAAATCAGCAGAGATTGGGATGCTGATTGACTGGGCGATGAGCACCTGCGAAGAGTGCAAGGTGGTGATCACCGCCGGCACGGGAACGCAGCTTGCGACCAAGACCGTTCCCGAGGTGCACAAATGGTTCCGCAAGTCCATCAATGCGGACTGGTGGGACATCAACGCCACTTCGATAAGGGTCACGGACCCGGCATATCAGGCGACGTGGCGCGCTGACTTCATCACATGGTCAGAGCACAACACGGAAGCATTTGCCGGGCTGCACAATCAGGGCAAGCGGGTGCTGCTGGTATTCGATGAAGGCTCGGCCATCGCCGACAAGGTGTATGAAGTCGCTGAAGGCGCGATGACCGACGAGGACACAGAGATCATCTGGGTAGTCTTCGGCAATCCCACGAAGAACACGGGGCGGTTTCGTGAGTGCTTTGGGAAGTACAGGCACCGCTGGAAGACGTTTCAGATTGACTCGCGCGCGGTTGAGGGAACGAACAAAGAGCAGATTGCCAAGTGGGTTGCGGATTATGGCGAGGACTCAGACTGGGTGCGAGTAAGGGTGCGGGGTGAGTTTCCCAGGGCAGGAAGCAATCAGTTCATCTCTTCGGATGATGTAGCCGCTTGCCGCAAATACAAGGCTGAATCTTACGCGCACATGCCAAAGATTCTGGCGATAGACGTAGCCCGCTTCGGCGATGACCGGACGGTGATAGTCAGCCGCCAAGGAAGATTCTCCAGGATTCTCGCAAAGTATCGCGGGCTTGATACCGTTCAGACTTCGGAGCGTGCCATTGAATTCATCCAGAAGGAAAGGCCGGACGCGGTCGTGGTGGATGGCGACGGGCTGGGCGCTGGAGTGGTTGACCACCTAACGCACCGGGGATTCAGGGACAAAGTATTCGAGTTCCACGGAGGCGGAGAGCCGCGGGACAAAAACATGTACTTCAACCGCCGGGCTGAAGTCTGGGGAATGATGCGCGACTGGCTGAAGGCCGGCGCCGAGATTCCGGATGATGCGGAACTGGCGGAGGAGCTTGCCGGGGTCGAATACGGATTCGCCAGCAAGAGCGACGCGATACAGCTTGAGAAGAAAGAAGACATGAAGGCCAGAGGAATGGCTTCGCCTGACTTGGGTGATGCGCTGGCAATGACGTTTGCGGTGACGGTGAAACCGAAGCCGAAACCGCAGATTCCGCCGACCCCGCGCGTAAGCGCATGGGCATGAAAGGAATACAGATGGCAAAAGGAATGTCAGCTCCGGAAGTGATGGAAGTCAATGCAGCATCGCAGGCGAAGACCAAGACGCCGAAGGTGCTTGACCACATACGCATCACGCCAGCGGAGAACGGCGGCGCGTCGGTGGAGCACCACTTCACGTCGTACGCGCACGAGCCAGAGATGCACGTCTTTGGCGAGAAGGAAGCGCCGAAGATGATGGCGCATATTCGTGGCGCGCTGAAGATCAAGGGCGGTGAGGGTGCAGACGAATAGCGCAGATGTGCCGAACAACCTGCAGCCAGAAGTCCTGAAGCTGGTCTGCCGGAAGTGCACGCGTTTCGCGGAGTTCTTTGGCAAAAACAAGTTTGAACTGATAGCCCAGGCGATTGCAGGTGGCTGGAGGAAGAACGGGCTGCAGGTTACCTGCCCGAAGTGCCTATGAATCAGGACGAGAAGCGCAAGGTTGACAACAAGCTGATGAGCCTGGGATTCGCCAAGCTTGACGACAAAGACTTGATCCACCAGCTGGCCTATGTGGTGCAAAACCATGAGATGTTCCGCGAGATCATCATGGCGGCGACACCGGAGAAGCGGAATGAGTGCTACGAATCCATGAAGCCGTATCTGCGGTTCCAGGCCAAGCCGCTGACGGAGTATCTGCTAGCGCATAAGGGCCAATTCGAATTTGAGCGCATGGTGATGCGCGGGAACGGACTGATCCAATGAGCAAATTGGACGCAAAGAAGCGCAATTCCCTGTCCAAGTCAGAGTTTGGTCTGCCGGGCGAGCGGAAGTATCCCATGCCGGATAGGGCCCATGCCGCCAACGCCAAGGCTCGCGCGACGCAGCAGGAGAAGCGCGGCAACCTGTCACCATCCGCCGCGGCGCAGATTAAGGAGAAGGCGAACCGGATGCTGGGTGAATCGCACGATTACGACCATCGCCGACCCAAGAAGCAGCAGAGGTCACGTTACTTCTGATGGCTGACAAGGAAGCCTTGCTGACCGAAGTGCGGGAGAAATTCGAGTATTACAACAAGGCCTGGCGTCCTATCCGCGATGAAGGCCAGAAAGACATGAAGTACATCTCCGGGGACCCGTGGGACCCAGCAGAGCGCAAGTTGCGCGAGGACACGCACCGGCCATGCGTGGCACTGGATGAGTTGAATCAGTACGTTAACCAACTCATCAACGATGTGCGCATGAACAAGCGCTCGATCAAGGTGGACCCGAAGGGCGATGGGGCGACGGACAAGACGGCGGAGATCCGGCAGGAGCTCATCCGCGGTATCGAGTATGAATCGAACGCGCAGACGGCCTATACCACGGCATTTGAGGGGGGAGCACAGCGCGGCTACGGCTATGCGCGAGTAAAGACGCAATATGCGTCAGAGAAGAGCTTCAATCAAGTCATCCGGATAGCCCGCATCCCGAACCCGGACACGGTCCTGATGGACCCGGACTGCAAGGAAGCGGATTGCTCCGATGCTATGGGCTGTTTCGTGATTGATGTGGTTCTGAAGAGCGACTTCGCCAAGAAGTATCCCAAGGCCAAGAAGAAGTCGTTCGATGTGCAGGACATGAAGGTCGCCCCGGACTGGATCAAGGGCGATTCGATCATCATCGCCGAATATTGGCGCGTAGACATTGAGGAGCGGACGATGATGCTGCTCGATGACAAGTCCCCCGAGGGGCTGATCGCCTATCTGGATGAATATGAAGGCGCGAAGATCGAGGGCGATGAACTGGTGATGGAGGACGGCATGAAGATGCCGATCCTGAAGACCAGGACCGCCGAGAAGCGTGTAGTGACGCAGTTCATCACCAACGGTCTGGAAATACTCGAAGAAAACGAGTGGGCTGGTAGATACATCCCTGTCATTCCCTGCTACGGCAAGGAGATGTACATAGACGACGGCTCGGGAGCGAAGCGGGTGCTGGTCTCGCTGGTGCGGCTGGCGCGTGACCCGTATAAGATGTACTGCTTCCTGAGGTCGCAGCAGGCGGAAGAGGCGACGATGACGCCGCGGGTGCCGGCGGTGGGCGCCGAAGGACAGTTCGAAGGGCACGAGGATGAGTGGCGTGACGCTGCGGTGGTGCCGCGGGCGTTCCTCCAGTACAAGCCGATGGTTGAGGGCAGCACTGAGCCGCTGGGTCCGCCGACACGCCCGCAGTTCACGCCGAATTTCCAATCGTATGAACTGGCCTGTGACTCGATGAAGCGGGCGATTCAGTCAGCGATGGGGATGTACAACTCGTCAGTCGGGAAGAATGACACCTCGGCGAAGTCAGGGGTGGCTGTCAAGGCCCTGGACACGCAGAGTTCACAGGGAAATTTCCACTTCATAGACAATTACGACCGATTCATGCAGCACATGGGGCGGGTGATTGACGACCTGATTCCGGCGATCTATGACACCGCGCGCGAAGTCGGCGTGCGCAAGGCGGATGACACGCACAAGGTCGTGAAGATCAACTCACAGCCAGAGGAGCCAGATCAAGAGCCGCTGGACACGACCACGGGCGAGCATGTGGTGACGATCTCGACCGGAGCGAGCTTCCAGAGCCAGCGCGAGGAGGCAGCGGGATTCGTGGATTCGCTGATGTCGAACCTGGCAACCCTTCCACTGGCTCCGGATGTGAAGACCAAACTGCTGGCTCTTTCAATCAAGCTGAAAGACCTTGGGCCGATAGGCGACCAGATGATCGAGACCATTGATCCGGCTGACGCGCAGCAGATGCAGGCGCAGCAGATGGCTCAAGCCAAGCAGCAATTGATGCAGATGCACGCTTACGTTCAGCAGGTGGAGCAGCAGCTTCAGCAGTTGCAGCTGGAGAAGCAGGCAAAGGCATGGGACAACGAAGCCAAGCTGAAACTGGAGCAGTTGAAGATTGAGGCGCAGATCACCATCGCCGAGATCCAGACCAAGGCGCAGCAATTGGCAACGCGCATGAAGATGGAAGCCGATACATGGGCGGAGATCCACGGCGCAGCGCATGAAGCCGGATTGCAGGCTGACCAGCAGAACAACGCCCAGGCGATGCAAGCCCAGGCAGCCCAAACACAGGCCGCGCAGCAAACAGCCCAGCCCGGGCAATAAGTTTTTCCGTCCGCGGGAACGTCATCCCGCAAATCGCAGCACAGACCATCGGAGACCACGATGCCAGATGACGTAGTAGTGGCGGAACCGTCAGCCGCCGAACCGCAGCAGAATGTATTGGCGTCACTGACCCCGGAGAGCCGGGCGGAGTGGCGTAAAACGGGCAAACTTCCCGAGCCGACGAAGACGCAGGAGTCGTCACCTGCTGACCCGCCGAAAGAGGCGAGCACCGAAAAGCATCCGGAGGCGGAATCCGGCAAAGAAGCGCAGGAACAACACGGCAGGGAAGAGCGTCGTGCCCCTGGAGCGGAAAAGCGGATTCAGGAACTGATCGCGGAGAATAAACGGCTCAAGGAACAGTTTGAGTCCAAGTCCCGGACAGAGAGCAAGCCAGAGCCCGCGAAGGAAACTGCCAAGGCCGACGATTACCAGCCCTTTGACGAAGCGAAGTACATGGCCGACCATCCGAATGCCTCATTCGAGGAGATCATTCGGGCGGAAGCCAAGCACATCGCCCAGGCAGAGGCGAAGCAGGCAATGAAGGCGGAGCGCGAAGCCTTGAAAAAGGCGGAGCAGGAGGCCAAGGCGAAGGAAGCCGCGGAAGAGTTCAGGAAGTCATGGTCAAAGCGAGTGGAAGAGGCGAAGAAGAAGCACGCCGATTTCGAGGAACTCGCCTACGACAAGACCCTGCCTCTGCTGCAGGACTCCCCCGCAGACCTTTTCATCGCTGACTCGGAGATCGGACCGGAGATGCTGTATTACTTCGGGGCGAACCGGGCGGAGTTGGAGAGGATCAATGCGCTGCCTCCGGTGAAACAAGCCCGCGAACTGGTAAAGCTCGAAGAAAAACTCTCTGGAAACTCCCAAGCCGTTGCCGTTCCTGCACCACAAGTGACCAGGGCTCCGAAGCCAGCCCCGGAAGTCGGCGGACGCGCGACGACCCCCGAGGACGAGGCTGCTGCGGCTGCCAAAGACGGCAATTTTCGCAACTTCAAGGCCAAGCGTGACAGCGAGGACATGAAGCGGCGATTAGGCCGATGAGCTTGTAGCTCGGGAAGGGCTATACAGTGGCAAACCAGTTCGTAAATACAAGTTGGGTCTCGATGGAGATCCTCCGCATCCTCCAAAATGCACTGGAGGTGGCGGACGCTTTCAACAGCGAGTGGGAATCCGATTTCGGCAAGAGCTTTGCCGTCGGTTCCTCAGTGCAGATCAAGCTGCCGCAGCGCTTCACCATCCGCGACGGCCTGGCTTACAGCCCGCAGGCATTCAATCGCCTGACCACCACGGTCAACCTCGATCAGATCTTCGGGATTGACTTCGAATGGGACAGCTATGAGCGCCTGGCGAAGATGGAGCGCTCCGAAGAAGAGCTGCGGGAGAATTACCTGGAACCGGCTGCCCGGCAGTTGGCCCAGGAGACCGATTCCCGCGCGGCGCAGTGGGCGTACCAGAACGTTTCAAACGTGTTTGGCACGCTGGGGACCGACGCGACAACCATCACCCCATTCACGCAGGCGGAACGGCGTCTGTATGAGAAGTCGTGCCCGCAGGGACCGAAGTACCTCTGCCTCAGCGCTTCGCTCATGCAGAACTATGTCGCGGCCAACGTGACGCAGTTCAATCCTGCCCCGGAGATCTCCCGGATGTTCAAGACGGGCGTGATCGGGACGGCGGCTGGCTGGGAGTGGCGGCGCAGCAATTCGCTGTATTCGCACACCGCCGGCACCATCGCCGCCACCCTGACCGTGACCGGCGCGAACCAGTCAGGGGCATCGCTGATCGTGACCGGAACGAACGGCGACACGCTGAATAAGGGCGACAAGATCTCCATCGCCAACGTGAACGCGGTCAATCCATCGACGCGGCGCGTTGCGGGTGCGGTCTCGGCGCAGCACTTCACCGTGACGCAGGCCATCACTCTGACCGGCGGCAACGACACCATCCAGATCCTGCCGGCGATCTACGGACCGGGTTCGCAGTATCAGAACGTGGATTCGCTTCCGGCGAATGGCGCGGCTCTGACCCTGTGGCCTGGAACGGCGACCCCGAACGGCAAGGTCGGCACGGTCTCTCTGGGCCTGACCAAGTTTGCATTCGCTAAGGCGGGCGGCAAGCTGGAAGTGCCGAAGGCGGTCGAGAAGGCGGAGAACACCGAAGACCCGGATACGGGTATGGCGGTTCGGTTCGTCAGGGCGTGGGACCAGAACCAGTCGAAGATGACCAACCGCTTCGACATGTGCATCGGGTTCGGCAACCTCTACCAAGACAACGGAGCGGTGGCACTCGCAGGCGCATAAGCCTGAGACGCCACGGAAAGGAACATGAACATGAATCGCATCAGCAGATTGCTGGGCGTGGTTCTTTTGCTCTCGGCTTTTGGCTTGGGGCAGGCCACGCTCACTCAGACCACGCTTTCGAGCGCGGTCACCACAACCAACGGTCAGATCATCAATCTGACCTCTGCAACCGGCGTGACCGCCGGGACCACGCAGCTGTTCATTGACGGAGAGTTGATGGATGTGCGGGCGCTTTCAGGGACCATTGCGACGGTGGTAAGAGGCTCTGGCGGAACACGCGGAGCCACTCATGCCAACGGCGCCACGGTCTATCTGGGACCGTCCAACTACTTCAGCTCGTATGACCGAGTCGGGTCATGCACGTCGAGCAAAGAAGTGGTGCTTCCCGTCATCAATGTCGCCAAGGCACGGATCTTCGACTGCCGCTCGAGCGGTCAATGGATCATGCTAGGCGATACTGGCTTGGCTGGTGGCTATCCGGCCCGCTCGTTCTGTACCGGGACTGTGGGAACGGCAGAGACGGAGTTCCTGAATGGAGCAGCGTGTTCTGGAGCGACCACGGCCACGGCAAGACAGGTGATGTCAACGGCTGGAACGCTCGCCAATCTGCGAGTGTTCAGTTCGGCGGCAGTTGTTGGTGGGGCAAGCAAGGACGTGTTGACCGTTTTCAAGAACGGTTCCTCGACGGCCTTAACATGCACCATTGCGGCTGCAGGAACGACCTGCAACGATGCGGCTGATTCGGTGGCGGTGGCGGCTGGGGACGTGATCACGTTCCAGTTCGTCACGGCGACTGCGGATACCGCAGCAAATGTCTCGGCCTCGGTTGAGAAATACTGACCCTTCGCTGAGGGTTGGCAAGAAAAGGGGGCGCATCTTCGGGTGCGCTCCCTGATTTTTTCCGGAGATGAAAGATGGATCTGCATAAACCAGACGCTCCTTACGGCAAGGACGAGAATGGTGCGCCGAAGCTGTACAAGCATCAGGAGTTCCCCGCCTTGGTATACAAGCACCCGAAAAACCAGCACAAGGTCGTCCAGAATCAGGATGAATTGGAAGAGGCGCTGAAGAAAGGTTACGCGCTGAAACCCGCGCCGCCAGAGACGGAGGCGGTAGAAGAGGCTGAGCCGCCGAAGAAAGGCAAGAAATGAAACGAATATTGGTGATCATGGTCATGCTCACGGCCTCAGCGCTGGGGCAGAGCGCAATCACAGGAAACATCACCGCCGCCACCACGAATTGCTCCATCGGAGCGGGCTGCGTGGATCTGGTGCTGCCTCCGAACGCGGGGATGGCCACCATCTCACTGGCGGGGACGTTCGTGGCGACGGTGCAGTTCGAGCAATCGAATGATGGTGTGAATTATTACGCCCTGACGTGCGCCCCGCTGCCCTCTGGTACCTCAGTGACCTCGGCCACGGCGACCGGACTGTTCCGGTGTTCGGTGAGTGCGACGTATGACATTCGGGTGCGAGCTTCGGCATACACCTCGGGAACGGCGACCGTCAAGATACAGAGTTCTCCGGCATCCGCGGCCTCGGTGAATGGGGTGAGCAGTGATGGGGCGGGCACTGCCAACGCGATACCGAAATACACCGCCGCGAACACGCTCGGCAATTCGAGCGTTACGGATAATGGGACGACGGTGAGTACCATGGAGTCAATATCTATTGGTTCAGCCTTAGCCACTTCCACCGCCAACTACAACTCTGCAACGGTGGAATGGAGCGGTAGCTACTGGAACGGCACCGCAGCCTTCACGGATTCCTGGACGTGGCAGGATGTTCTTGGCAACGGCACCAATCCGACCAGCACTTTGACTCTCACAAGAGGTGGGAGTACCGGAGCGAGCAGCGTGGCAATCTCTAGTCCATTCACGAATACGGCACAATTTGGAGGACGTACTGCAGCCTTCCGCGCGACCGACGCTGAGAATAGTTACTTTTTTGGCCACGCGAATACGCAATATCTATCTACCATTGGCGCACTTTCAAGCGCAGGTTATCCGTTCATTTGTTTCTACTGCTACCACGATGCATCTGTCGCTAATCAACTCGATTATGCTTCCGGTACGAATGACGCTCTTGTAATAGAGGCTGGAACCAGCGGCGTGCTTTCTTTTATGTACGGCGGCTCACCGGTTCTTGACGGCGCAATAACCACTGCAACGCCTTTT